AAAACCGTCACTAATACACATTCACGGACTAGTCCTGTTGCTAAAATCAGAACCAGTCCTATCAGTGCCACTGGAGGTGCTGGTGGATCTGGTGGTAGTGGAGAGGGATATTTTACTGGTGGAATTTTATCAGCACAGAGTGGAATTATAGGAAATCCTGGTACTACTACAAATTGTCCTACTGGTTATTCTGGGAAAAAAATTACGGCATCTACTGGTAATTCAGGAACTCCTGGTGCAGCATGGGGAGAGGATGTGAAGGATGGAGGAAAAGGTGGAGCATTTATTTCATATAATAGTAAGATTACTATTAATGGAAAGAGTTCAAATACTGCCAAAGGAAAGGAACAAAAAAGATAAAGTAATATGACTTGATTTATGATATAAATTATGATAGAGTATGATATAAAAATGAATCTTAAAGATTTGAGTCCTGAGGAACTTACATTTATTGCAGTATTTTATGCAAGTGATCAACCACATACTAATTTATTAACATCTACTCGAACAAGAGTCGATCGAATGGATATTTGTTCTGGTTGTGAATATTATCAAAAAATTACAGAATCTGATACTGATGATGAAGAATTCATTGGTAAATCAACCTGTACTGAATGTGGTTGTATTTTAGATCATAAGGTTACAGAGATTATGCAAATCTGTCCTAAAGATAAGTGGGGTCCATCAAAAAAAGATTGGATTCAAAATGTTTATCCATTAATGGATAAGTTTATTCAAGAACATGGTATTAACCCAAATCAATGGTAAAAATTATGGAAGAACAATTGGGACAATATGAAGACTTTATCGGATCATATCATAATATAGTTGATTCTGAGTTTTGTAATTCTATAATTAAGGCATTTGATTATTATCATGAAGTTGGTACTTCTTATTGTGAAGATGAGCAGTTTCCAACAGGAATGGCTGGACGTTTTGGATGGGCATGTGATTTAGGTGACATGATAGCAATGATAAAAGGTAATCCATCAGAAGATTTAAATCATGTGCTTTTTAATTGTCTTGATGAATATGTAAAGACTTTTGGTACATTATCAAGAAATAGTTTTTATAGTACACATCAAAAGGTACAAAAAACTCCTGCCGGTGGTGGTTATCATGTTTGGCACGATGAGAATACTGGTATCACATATACTCAACGTTCAATGGTTTGGATGTTATATTTGAATGATGATTATAAAGGAGGAGAAACAGAGTTCTTGTATTATAAGAAGAGAATTCAACCTGAACGTGGAAAGTTGATTATTTGGCCAGCACATTTTACACATGTGCATCGTGGAGGATTAGTATTGGAAGGAATGAAATATGTGATTACCGGATGGTTTAATACATTAGAAGTTGTTAATGATTCGGATCGTATGATGATTAGGGAGGGACATGGAAATGCCACATGAATCTGATCATCAATTACCTGATATAAAAGAACAAGGAAAGAATCTGGCAAAGTTTACATTTGAAGTTGTAAAGGATACGGTAAGTCTCTCTAAACCATTATTTGTCAGTAAGGATATACACAAAGAAAGACTTGAGGAATGTGATAAATGTAAGTATTATGAAAAGAAACAGAAGAGGTGTAAACTATGTGGTTGCTTTATGGAATATAAGGCAAAGTTTTCTTCATCTAGTTGTCCTGATAATAAGTGGTAATCTTATGTGAAGAGTCGAAAGAGCATTTATGATTGTTGATCTCTAAACCAATAATATCCTTTATAAGAGTTGCGACGGGGATTTTTAAGAGAAAGTCTGATAGATGCTTCACTACTAACCTTACCACAAGCCCGTGCTGCTTCTTTTATACTATCAAATACTTGTGTCTTAACCCATGTTTTTTTATTAATACCATATACAGGAATAGATCTTTTAGATTGTTCTAATCTTTTCCATAAGTAACCATATGCCTTCCATCCATTATCTGCTGACCGGATAATATTACCAGACTTCTTTCTATCACCAGTAAGTTCTATTGCTGCTGAACTTATACTGTCCCATTCTATCTCTTCTCCTGTTTCTATATTCACACTCATTATCCGTGTTGCAAGGTGTTTACCATCACCCCTATTCTCTGCTAAGTGAAACCCCCATTTATCATTATTATCTAACTTATCTTTTAATCCATTACTGATATTATTACACCATTCATCTGATCTTTCTATATCAGACATTATATCGGATAACTTTTCTTTTGTTTCATTACTGTAAGTAGGAGTATTACCACCTGATGTTGCATTATATCCTTCTACATTATTAAATGTATTGTATTCCTTAATGTAGTGTATTTCTCTTTCATCTAATTCATTTTCATTACAATCACATATTTCTTTAATCATAAAGTTATGATTACCATGCTTTCTCATTGCTTTATGCAGTGGATATGGACTCATTCTCTTTGCTTCATCAATGTGTTGCTTCCATCTCTTATTCATTCCTTGAGTTGTTTGACCCACATACTTATGTCCATTGACCTTGTTAATGATGAGATAGATTGTTCCTTGCTTCATTTTGAGATAGAATGCATATTAATATTTATAGGATACTATTATTAAATGATAGAAAACAATGCAAATAGAGAATGTAAAATTAATTATAAATAAACCTCTTCTAAACCTCAGATCTTAAGCAACCTTTATCTGCGAGCATAGCACAAGACGGCAGTTTTGTCAACCACCCCGCATAAAAATCCTGAGACCCACACATTTTTATCGTCGAGACTTATAAATAATGCTTATGGATCTCGACTAGATATGCACTTGACATCTAGACGAGATACATGTATAATATACAAGTAACATACAAATCTCGACGAGACCCATGTATTACTACGATCACAATCTCGACTATACATCATTAAGTAATGATCATAATGTATACGATCTCGACGAGATGTGTGAGACATACATGCATAATACATCACGAGATATGCAACTAGATGCATATGATGATGATGATGAGTATGCACGAGATACATGTGATTACGTCGAGCTTGCATACAAACATTACGCATGATATAATACGTAAACATCACACGAGATACACATGTACGCACAGAAACGCATTGTGAGTGTTACGTTAGACATTGAGTGTTATGAAGATCTAGATCTTAAGAATATCAATTGGAATGATATCTTAGGACTGGAAGGTGACGAGAAAGTTGATATTAGCATCAGAGAGACTGCAGACGTGTATTAGTGTGCCACTTCCCCGACTGGCACGAGAGGGCATTAGAAGACCTTATAAGACCCATAGAGAGACCTTATGAGTGTGACAGTCGGGGAAGTGGCACAAGGTTTCGGCACAGGGTCCAAAATCGTGTATTGTAGAAGGGTCAAAGAAATTCACCCCAAAAATGATTAACAACGACACACTTGAGATGTTATCAGCACGGGAACAATTGATGGAAGATATTGATTGTATTTGTGATGAATTCTTTTGTGAATACTTTCCAGCATCGTCTGATAAGTATGAAGAACTAGTTCGTGTCTTATGTGATGCCGTATGTAAGAATTTCCCTGCTAAGTAACACAAACCGGTCGGCTGCCTCCCAGTCGGCAAAGTGTCACAAGGTTTCGGCACAGGGTCCAAAATCGTGTATTGTAGTTAAGTCATCAGGAATTCACCAAATGCAAGGTTACAACGGTTGGACAAATTGGGAAACCTGGAATGTTGCTCTCTGGATCGGAAATGATGAGGGTTTGTATAATCTTGCCTGTGATGTTGCAAGTGATGGTGGAACTTATGGGCATCTGGTAAGTATGATTTTAGAGTGTAGTAAAGAAACACCAGACGGATGTAAGTGGGACGATGTTAATATCAACGGAATAGAAGTAAACGAAATGATGAAAGAACTTATAGACTAAGTAACACTTACTCAACTCTCACTAACTAACACTTTTTTTAAAATGGATTACGACACTTTCGACACTGACATCTTCTCTGAGATTAATGACATGCCGGGTGAGATTTATGATGTGATTGAATACAAAGAAGAGGGAGAAGATGATAAGAAGTTTGATGTGGAAGGATATCTCAACGGTAAGATAGATTACTAAGTAATACAAACCGGTCAGCCGCCGGTGGACAGTTGGTCAAAGTGTCACAAGG